AATTAGGACCTTATGGATCGATAGAATCCCACCAAACGCGCACAATTTCGGGAGCCATTCGGGCACACATTTAAAATCACCTGCCAAAATTTTCCAGTTATATCAGGGCAGAAAAAAATGCCACCACACGCGCACACATAGCCCTAATTAACGACTAACGTCAACAACTTATAGATAAATTCAATTGACCCGGGAAAAGTGCCACAGTGGAGGACCTCCGTAGCACTGCGAAACATGGCGCACTTGTACCCTAGGCCATATTTGCACGAACAGGGCACGCTATGAAATTGGCGAAATTCAAGCTTGCGGACCTGAATTGTGGCACGTTCCACGCTAGCAAGAGCAAGAACAGAGCAGATAGCAGTCTTGCGGTATGCGACTATCGTCAGAATGTACGACATACCGCAAGCAACCGACGGAGTCGGAACGTGGTCGGGCTGTGGGTACTTGTCGCGTAGTGTGCCATAGCCACAAAAAGCCGACCGCAAGCATGACCGCAAACCGCAAGCCGACCGCAAGCCAACGCCACGCCAAAGCATGCATGCCTGACGGTATAGCAAGCAATGACAGCATGAGAGCAACAAGCAAGGGCAATAACAGCAGTGCATCAAGCAATAGCACGGCAACAAGCACCAATACCAACACTAGCATCACCAACAGGACTAACAGTAACAACCACAACAAGCACCAATAGCAGTAGCACAGCATGTCAGTACAATCAGGCAGTAGTAGGGGGTAAGGCTTAAAGAGAAGAAGAAGGGTAAGAGGATACCCTTGACAGACTTTTTCCTGCAAAAGCCCTTCTGGGCATGCCTGATGGTGCTAAAGCTTGACAAGACTGGCTAGGTCTGGTAGTAATGGCTTGCAAAAGGCAGGGATCTTTCTAAAACTTACATGTAATATTACACAAACTTACAGGTAATATTCAGCTAAAGCATAAATATTACATACTGCAGGGGGTCTATAAAGACCCCTGTAAGTAATATTTAATAGCATAGGCATAGCATGCATGCTGCATGGGGGTAAAATGGAACAAGAGAAACCGTTGTCTTCGGGAAGAAACAATGCGGACCGTAAGGAAGACGCGAAGAAACGGAAAGCGATCTTTCTCGCAGCCTATGAGGAATGGGGAACTGTAAAGAAAGCGTGTGAGATTGCAGGGATCAAACGCCCGACGTATTTTTGGTGGAACCAAATAGATCCTGAGTTTTCGAAAGACCTTGATTCCATGAAGCAGTCCTTTGCGGAGAGTCTTGAGGAACTGGCTCTTGACCGGGTCAAGAACCCTGACAAGAACCGAGGAAGTGATTTATTATTAATCGGGCTGCTCAATGCGAATATGCCCCAGAAGTATCGTCCGCAGTTTAATATGAGTGAGGACACGGCGAAGGATTTGATAACGGAGTGGAGGAAGGCTGCGAAAGATGCCAAGGATGCCAAGCCTGAACAGCAGGCGGATCTTCCTGACCGCGTAGAGGATACGCTCCAGGAGATACTGGAACGTCGGGGCGCAGCACCTTCGGAGAAAAATGAAAAAACAGATGACCCCGAAACAACGTAAGAAGATGCGCCGAAAGGCAAGGAAGACGATGAAAGTAGGGAAGCGTCGGTGACCACACAGACGAAAGGAAAGCTGCTCCGTGATTACCTGTTTCAAAAGGTGGGTTTCACGCCGACGGATGAACAGAGGTTTATCCTCGACTCAGCCTATAGGTTTAACCTGGTTGCCGGGGGTGAACAAGCCGGGAAAAGTCTTATCGCCTCAAAGTATCTCCTCGGACGTTTCACGGAGACCGAACACAAAGGACTCTACTGGCTCGTCGCAGCGGACTACGAGCGGACACGGGCAGAATTCGAATACCTCTTACAGGACTTCTCAACCCTCGGTATTATTGCGGAGGCGTCGAAGCGCGTCGACCCTGGTTATATTGTGCTTGCTGATGGGACCCGCATCGAGACGAAAAGTGCTAAAGACCCTAGGACGCTTGCAATGCGCGCACCAAACGGCATTATCGGATGCGAAGCAAGTCAGCTCGACCTTGACACGTTCTTCAGGCTCAGAGGAAGGTGCGCCCCGAAACGGGGGTGGATGTTCATGGCAGGAACCTTTGAAGGGAGCTTAGGATGGTATCCTCAAATGTTTACGGCATGGGCGCATGGGGCGGAGAGGGATGCACGGGCGTATTCGTTGCCCAGTTATACCAATATTCATTTATATCCAGGAGGGGCAACAGACCCGGAGATACTCAGGTTGAAAGAAGCGTCAAGCGATGATTTCTTCATGGAGCGTATCGAGGGAAGACCAAGTCCGCCCAAAGGACTGGTCTTTACGGAGTTTCGCCCTGATGCCCATATCTCGGAGGTGGAATATGAAGAAGGTGATCCTGTCCATATTTGGATGGATCCCGGATATGCAGGGGCGTATGCGGTTATGGTTGTCCAGGTTAAAGGGGAACAAATCTGTGTCATCGACGAAATCTACGAACAGGGACTCGTCACCGACGATATCATCGACATCGCACAGTCCAGACCTTGGTGGAGAGATGTCCGATTCGGCGTCATCGATATTGCGGGGACGCAACACCAGGCGATGGCAGCACCAGCAGAGGTCTGGCTCGAAAAGACGGGACTTTACCTCTCGTCGCAAAAGATCAAAATCAATGAGGGAACGGAACGATTAAAGGGATGGCTGAAAATAGATCCGAAAACTCATGCGCCCCGCGTCGTATTCAGTCCCAAGTGCATCGGGATCCTGTCGGAATTCGGTGCAGCACCAAATCCGTTTGATGGACAGACCAAAGCGTACCGATGGAAAACAGATCGGGAAGGCAATATTGTTGGAGAAACACCGGAAGACAAGTATAATCATGGTGTGAAGTCAATGATTTATGGTTTGATTGATCGGTTTGGGTACGGATATGTCGAGGAGCGACAGCGTATTCGGGTAAAAAGGTGGGCGTAAATGCCGAGAAAACGGCCTGAAGAAATAGTGCAGCTCGTAGATGCACACTACGATGCGACAGAACCAATGAGACAGCGGATGCAGGATGACCACGCACTGTACCGCCTTGACCCGTATGATGCAGGCGAGGGGTATCAGAGCTATACATCGAACGATCCCCATACCTTTGCGGAGAAAGTGATCGGCTGGATCACCGGTGCAGAGATGACGGTACGGATTCCCCATGACGGGGCAGACCCTGAGCTACGGGAAAAGAACGATTTGAAAGAACGCTTCCTGATCGGGGTCACCCGGGCAGCAGATGAACGGCTGTGCCGGATGATGCTCCCCATCCTACGTGACCAGCTCGCCTGGTATGTGACCGTCCGAGGATGGTATGCAGGTCGGGCACTCCTTGCTAAGAGGGCTGACGGAACCACGTATGTGGATATTACGCCGTGGGATCCGATGCACACCTATTGGGGTGTCGGACCGGATGGGCTTGAATGGGCTTGCTACAAGCTCCCAAAGACCAAAGACCAGATCTTTGCACAATACAATGTCAAAATTGACTGGGATGCTCCGCACGATTCGGACGGAGTGAACGTCTATGACTACTACGACAAGGATATTAATACGATTATTATTCATAACGGCTCGTCTAGTCAGCCGTTGGTGCAGGTCATTAAGAAACAGCAACGGCATGGCGCAGACCAGGTGCCGGTGTTCCTTGGTCCGATTGGGGCAAACCCCTACATTGTCGCACTGACACAAACCACGATGGACGATACCATCGCTGATGTGGGAGAGTCGGTCTTCCGTGCGACTCGGGACTTATACCCGAAACAGAACCTGATGATGAGTACCCTGCTTGAACTGACCGCACGGTCACGACGCCAGGGACTGATTGTCCGTTCACGGGATGGGACAAAGAGCCTCGATGAGGATCCCTACCTGGAAGGGTCTGAGATATCATTGGCGCAGAATGAGAACGTCGAACCGCTAGGGCTTCTGGAGATGGCAAAAGAGACTGGTGCATTTATGTCTCTTGTCTCTGGAGAGATGCAACGAGGATCTATCCCGCACTCCGTGTACGGTGAAGTCCCATTCCAGCTCTCTGGATTCGCCATTAATACCCTGAGACAGGGCGTGGAGACCGTGGTGTCCAAGTACCTTCGTGGGGTTGAGAAAGCCTACCAGATGATCTTTAATTTGGTGGCCGACCAGTATTCAGCAGGTGCGTTTGCATCGATGGAGCTGTCGGGTATGGATCGAAACAGAATGTATTTTACTGAAGAAATTAATCCTGATGACCTGAAGAACACCGGGGTACCTGTCGTGAACCTTGTGGGTCAACTGCCACAGGACGATATGACCCGCTTTTCAATGGCGCAGATTGCCAGGGAAGGCCCGACACCGCTCCTCTCTGAC